AGCTAACGGAGTACACGCTTGGATCAGTAGGGTTGATGCAATAAGCACATAGGAGGACATATGGCTGAACAAAATAATCTTTTATACATCGGTCAAGATCCTGCTAAAGACGGTATCTGGACCCATCAAGAAACAATCGATAATAATATTGAAATAGATTCTGCAGTTCTTGCAGGGCCTGTAACCTTTAATGGTATATGTAAAGTTAACGGAGTATTGGTGGTAATCTAATGGCTGGTATACAAATAGACGGTGTAAATAATAAAATCGACTTTGATGACGATTTGGATACATCCATCTCGGCTAATGTTGATGATACCTTACAAGTAGAAGTTGGGGGAGCAAGCGTAGCTACTTTGACTGCTAGCACAATTGTCTTTAACGAAGCATCTGCTGACATAGACTTTCGAGTAGAGGGTAATGGTAATACTCATGCACTATTTGTTGATGGTGGTAATGATGTTGTTGGAATTAATACTGCGGATCCGAGTGCATCTTGGAGTGGTGCTAACAATCTTGTTGTATCAGATACCTCTAGTGATGGTGGTATAACTATTATATCAGGCACAAGTGGCAATGGTAACATTATGTTTGCTGATGCTCAAGCAGGTGCATTTTCAGATGCACGAGGTTTAATTACTTATCTTCATAATGGGGACAGTATGCGGTTTATAACCGCTAATTCGGAGGCTATGAGAATCCACTCGAGCGGGAAAGTCACTATAGGTTCAAGTACTGAAGTCAAAACTTTAGCAGTCCAACAAGATGGTGGTAGTGCTGCAATGGGTATTGATATTCATAACCTTGGCACAAATGCTGCTGATGACGCACTTATAACTTTTGAAACTCAAGGTCATAGAAACTACTCTATAGGTATTGATAGAAGTGCAAGTAGTTTTGTAATTGCAAGGTCTGATGGGTTTGGCACACCATATGTAACTATTGCTGATGGTGGTTCAACTACAATCACAGTTGAAGATAACTCTGACACACTTACCTTAGTATCAACTGATGCTGATGAAAATAAAGGCCCAGTTTTAAATCTTTATAGAAATTCTGGTACTCCTCAACCAAATGATGTAATTGGAAAAATTAACATAACAGGAAGAAATGATAACTCTGAAGATATAACTTATCAACAGTACGAAAATTTAATAGCTGATGAAACAGATGGTACAGAAGATGGGTATCAAATTTTTCTTCAAATGAAAGCAGGTACATTAACTGAAAGATATAGAATTGAAACTGGAACTTTTGTAATTAATGAACCGGGATTAGATTTTGATTTTAGAATTGAAGGAGATAATGAAGCTAATCTTTTTTTTGTTGATGCTAGCACTGACAGAATTGGCGTTGGTACTTCTACCCCAGATAATGATATAGATTTAAAAAAAGCTTCTAATGCAATTATGAAAATTGAGTCTACAAACAATGGAGATGATGCAAAACTTTTAATTAAAAAAGCAGGTAGTTCTAGTAGAAACATGATAGGCTTTCAAAGTGGTAATACTTGGCATGTTGGACATTTAAGAAACTCAACAACTACTTTTTCTATTGCTACACAAGATGATAGTGGTTCTTCTAACGAGTTTAGAGTATCTACAAGCGGTGTACTTATACAAGGTTCTATAACAAAAGGTTCTGGTTCATTTAATATAGAACATCCTCACCCAGATAAAAAAGACACACATCGTTTAGTTCACTCATTTGTAGAAGCACCTCAAGCAGATAACATTTATAGAGGTAAAGTAGATTTAGTTGGTGGAAGTGCAACAGTTAATGTTGATACAGTATCAGATATGACAGACGGAACATTTGTTTTATTAAATACAAACATTCAATGTTTCACATCTAATGAGACTGGTTGGACAGCAGTTAAAGGTTCTGTATCTGGAAACACATTAACCATTACAGCCGAAGATAATTCTTGCACAGACACAATATCTTGGATGGTAGTTGGTGAACGACATGACCAACACATGAAAGATACAAACTGGACAGATGATGACGGTAAAGTAATTGTAGAACCTTTAAAAGAAGTAGAATAAGGATAACATATTATGGCAAGTGAATTAAAAGTCGATACTATTAGTGAAGTAACCAGCGCCAATGGTGTAGCTATTGACGGTGTAACCTTAAAAGATAATAAAGTTACAGCTAATGGAGGTCTTGTTGCAGATAACATTACAATAGACGGAACAGAAATAGATTTATCTTCAGGTGATTTAACACTAGATGTTGCTGGTGATATTATACTAGATGCTGATGGTGCTGATGTTTCTTTTAGAGATGATGGCACAGGACATTTATCTATATCGAACAGCTCTAACGATGCTGTTATAACAAGCCTTCAAAGTGATAAAGATATGATTTTTAAAGGTGTTGATGGTGGTTCTTTAATCACAGCCCTTACACTTGATATGTCAGCTGCGGGTAAAGCCTTATTTAATAGCGGTGCAGCATTCAGTGGCAATGTGGATTTTGCAGACAACGCAAAGATCGTAGTTGGTAGTGGAGATGATTTACAAATTTATCACGATGGCTCACACAACTACATTTTAGGTAATACAAGTGACCAAGATATAATTTTTAAAGGCAATGATGGTGGGTCTGCAATCACTGCAGTAACTCTTGATATGTCAGATGCTGGACATGCAACTTTTAACAACCAAATTACTTCTGGCTCTCACATTATAATACCTGCAACCTCAAGATTATATCTTGATGGTAGTGGAGATACATTTATTAGTGAGGTTGCTGCAAATGCAATAGCATTTACCACAGGCAATAGTGAAAGAATGCGTATCTCAAGTGACGGCCTTCACCTTGGTGGTACTGGTTCAGCTAACGCACTCGATGATTATGAAGAAGGTACATGGACGCCAGCTTGGGCTTCAGGATTTTATGCGGAAAATGGTTATCTTAATAGAGAAGGGTTTTACACAAAAGTTGGAAGATTAGTAACTTGTCAATTTTCATTTAGAACTAATACTTCTGGTTGGACATCAAATGGAAACCAAATGACGATTAGTGGTGTTCCTTTTACAATGCTAGATAGTGAGGCAAGAGCATTTGGTATATCAAGTTTTCATTCATTTGACCCTACAGCAGTAGCACAAATTTACGGAAATAATAACTCAACTGTGTTACAACTTTATAAAGATGGTGATGAAGCATTTGCACAAGGAAGCAATCACACAGCGGCAAGTGGTAAATATTTTATAGGTGGTTTTAGTTTTATAACTGCATAATTTTAAAAGGAGAAAACAATGGCAATAACAAAAGAAACAGAAATAGCAAAGATAGAAGTAGTTGGAGA